TTCTATTTTTGGATCAATGTTAACTGAAGCAAAAAACGAGTTAAATGAAAAAAAGAAAACTTTTGATGTAATTACAGCCAAGCATGACGAGACACAAACAACTGTCAATTCTCTTGAAAAACAAAAAGAAAATCTTCTTCTAGAGAGAAATAAAAAGAAAGAAAAATACAACACCAGAAAAACAAATAATCAAAATGAAATTGATTCTATAAATGAAAAAATAACCAATTTTACAGTTAAAACTGCTACTGAAATAAATGATACAATAAAAGAAAACGAACTTAAAATTGAAAAGGCAGAACAGAAGATTAGTGAAATAAGGAACAGCATCACTAAAAATATTACCCTTTCATCTGAGCTAGAGAAAAAAATTAAAAATGTTGGTACAGAACATGATTTGTGTCCTGTGTGTCTACGTTCTATAGAAGATAAAGATAAGAAACATATAAAAGACGAGAAACAAAAACTGTTAAGCGAGATAAAAAATTACTCTAATTTGAACAGCAAACTAGAGAATGAACAGGAAAAATTTAACTCAGCTCGTATTCTTTTAGTAGAGAAAAATAAAAAATTAAAAGACAAAATACATCAGATACAGCTTGAAAATCAAGAGAAGGATAACCTATTAACACGGTTAAACCAGCTCAACCAATGGCAACAAGAATTAGAAGTTGATCTCAAAGAGATAGAAACAAATTTTACAAACTACGATAGTCTTATAGATGAAAATAAAACAAAGCTCTCTACCTTTAAAATACAAATAGATGAAATTAAAAACAACTTGAGTAAGTTAGATATTGTTAAATTTATTATGTCAGAAGAAGGCGTAAAGTCCTTTATAGTTAAAAAAATTCTTCAATTGTTTAATAGCAAGCTTGCCTACTATTTAAATAAAATGGATGCTAATTGCATATGTACGTTTAATGAATATTTTGAAGAAACTATTTATGATGATAAAGGTAAAGAATGTTCTTATTTTAATTTTAGCGGTGCAGAGAGAAAAAATATAGATTTGGCCTGTCTTTTTGCATTTATGGATATTCGTAGATTACAAGGCAATGTTTCCTTTAATTTCTCTATATATGATGAGCTTTTTGATTCTTCTCTTGACGAAAAAGGTGTTGAACTAGTTATTAACATTTTAAAAGAAAGAGTAGAAAAATACAACGAATGTGCGATGGTAATAAGTCATAGAAAAGAGAGTATAAAAGCTGCAACCGGTGATATTATTTTCTTAGAAAAGAGTAATGGAATTACAAGAAAAGTTGATTATATAGAATATAATAAGAGTTTATGATAGTAAACAGACCACCCTTTGGCTCTCCATTTGTATCTCCATTTGTATCTCCATTTGCCTCGCCCTTTGGTGGTGCACCGGTGCAAGCACCGCAAATGAATGTATTACCACCGCCACCTGAAGCCTCTTTAAAGAGGTCTCTTAATTATTATGCAGACTATAGTGGCTGTGGTTTCTGGAGAATGATTTGGCCTGAGCATCTACTTAATGCACACCAGAAAATGATTGTTCACGGGAGTACAGTAATGGTACTTGAGCCAAGTTACTACCGTGGTGTAAAGACTGTAAGAATTCAAAGACAAGCTACCGGTCATCAACTAGAGTTTGTAAGACATTTAAAAAGAATTTCTGAACAAGTTGGTTTTAAGTTAATTTACGAAATAGATGACTTGGTGTTTAGTGAGGATATTCCTGAATACAACAAGTTTAAGCCAGCTTTTACTGACCCACAAATAAGAAAAAATTGCCAAGAAATTATGGAGATGTGTGATGAAATTACAGTAACTTGTAATTTTATGCGCGATTATTACAAATCTAAAACTCGTAATCAAAATGTAACAGTTATACCAAATTATCCGCCAAAATGGTGGATGGGTAATTTCTATAGTGAAAAAAGATTATCAGAAAACTATGATGCATACGAGGAAAAACCTCGTATTTTGTATGCAGGCTCCGGGGCTCACTTTGATGTTGATAACAGAGTAAATCAAAATGATGATTTTGCTCACGTTATTAGCACAGTAGCAAAAACTGTCGACAAGTACCAGTGGGTATTTTTAGGAGCATTTCCCTTGAGATTGCAAGAACTAGTTAGAGCAGGTAAAATTGAGTTTCATCCATGGGCTCAGCTTTACAACTACCCTGAAAAAATTTATAATTTAAAAATTAATATGATGGTTGCTCCCTTACAGGATAGTACTTTTAATAAGGCTAAAAGTGACCTCAAGTATATTGAAGCAAGCTGCTTTGGCGTCCCAATAGCTTGTCAAGATTTATGCACCTATGAAGATGCTCCAATTAAATTCAAAACAGGAGATGAAATGATTGATCAAATAGATACAACCCTTTCTAAGAAAGGCAAATATATGAATATTTGTGCTAAATCTAGAAAAGTAGCAGAATCAAGATTTCTAGAGAATGAAGAAAACATTAGTAAATACTACGAGCTGTACACCTTTCCCTATAAAGATTCAGAAAGAAAATATTTAAATTCAGTCAATGCTTGATATATTTTTTATTATCATTATAATTTAAAAGTGTTTAGAAATGTAGCATATATTCCAAAAGATCAAGTAATTCGCTTATTTACATGGGATGAAGGTGGTAATCGAATATCCTACGACTGTTCGTTTGAGCCTTATATCTATCTAGAAACAAATAATAAAGAAGATGTTCTTAGTATTTTCAATACTAAGCTAAAGAAAAAAAAATTTAAAAACCAAGCAGAGAGGTATAGATTTTTAAAAGATAATAAAATTGAAAGAGTGTTTGAGAACCTCAACGTACAGCAACAATTCCTTATTGATACATATTGGAAGCATAATGAGGATGCTGAGTTTACTAAAAATCCCATTAAAGTGCTTTTTATTGATATTGAGACCTACAGCCCTGACGAGTTTCCTCAGCCGAGCGACCCTAAGCACCCTATCAATGTAATTACTGTATATGATTCTATTAAAAAACAGTTCTTAACTTGGGGGCTAAAGGCCTACAATAAGAAGAAAGAGAGCTGTTTATATTTTAAATGCAACTCAGAAAAAGAGCTATTAGAAAAATTTTTGAAATATTTTCAATCTGATTACCCTGATATTTTATCTGGATGGAACTCAGAATTTTTTGATGTACCTTATATTATAAATCGTATTACAAAGATCCTAGGTGAAGATGAGGCTAAAAAGCTTTCACCAGTTAGATCAATCAGACCTATTGTGTTTACTGGCAAGTTCGGTAAAGAACAAGTACATTGGCATATTGAAGGTGTCTCCTGTGTTGATTACCTCGACATTTATAAAAGATTTTGCCCCGTTCTTAGAGAGTCATATAAACTTGACTCAATTTGCGAACTTGAATTAGGAGAGAACAAGATTGATTACGGCGATACAAATTTGTCTAGTTTAGCAGATCAAGATTGGGATTTATTTGTTGATTATAATATTCAAGACGTTAGTTTGCTTATTAAATTAGAAGAAAAGCTTCAATATCTTGAGTTACTTAGAATGATTTCTTATGCAGGCTTAACTACATTTGAAGGTGCCCTCGGCTCACTTTCAGTAATTACTGGTCTCTGTGCAATAAGAGCACGCCATAGAAATTTAAGAATACCTACATTTAATAAGGGCAGAACAAGCGATGAACAAAATGCAGGTGCTTACGTTGGAGAACCTAAAAAAGGGTTTCAAGAACATGTCGTTTCGTTTGATGCAAACAGTCTGTATCCAAATGTAATGATTACTCTCAATCTATCTCCTGAGACAAAAGTTGGTGTTATAACTGAAAAGACAGATAAAGAAGTAACAATCAAGCACGTTAATGGACAGACATTTAAACTTTCCAACGACAGCTTCATTAAGTTTATCAAAAAAGAAAAAATAGCAATTTCAAAAGCTAAAGTTCTCTTCTCACAAAAAGAAAAGGGTATCATTCCCGAAACTGTTGATCATTACTATAACAAGAGAGTTGAATTAAAAAAACAATTAAAACACATTAAACGTAAGCTTGTTACAACTGATAAGAGCGATCCAGAGTATAAAAAACTCAAACATACATCTGATAATCTCAATATACAGCAACACACAATCAAGATTTTAATTAATACAATTTACGGTTATTTTGGCAATAAGCATAGCCCTCTCGGTGACGATGAATTAGCAGAATCAATTACTCTTACAGGCCAAGCTGTTATCAAGCAGTCAAATAAACTTCTCATAGATTACATAAAAGCAAAGGTAAATTTATCAGATGAAGAAATTTCAAAAGATTCACCTATCATTTATAATGATACTGATTCAAGTTATATTTCTATTAAATCACTCGCTGAGAAACTAAAAATAAATATGCTTGACAAGAAGAATAAAATAACACCTGAATACTATCAACTAGTTCAAGACATAGAAACATATCTCAATGATGAAATCATTAAATGGGGTAAATCTGCTCTTAATTCAGAGGACTGTAGGTTAAATTTTAAGAGAGAAGTAATTGCTGATGTAGGCCTTTTCCTACAAAAGAAAAGATATGTCATACATATTTTGGACGAGGAAGGTATTCCTTGTAACAAGTTCAAGTATACAGGTGTTGAAGTCGTGAGAACAACAATGCCGGCACCTATCAAACCTCATGTTAAGCGTATTATTGAAACTATGTTAAAGACAAAAAGTTTAACAGAAACCAACAAAGCATTTTCTGAAACTTACGAATTATTTAAAAGCCTATCAGTTGAAGAACTTTCTTTTGTTATGGGATGTAAGGGCTATGAAAAATATGCAGCTCAGTGCGATGGGTTTTCTACCGCCAAGCATATGCCAATTCACGTAAAAGCAGCCTATTATCATAATATTCTACTT